TTAACAGCGAAAGCTATTGATCCACAAGCAACACGTGAGGAAATTAAAGGTTTACAAGAACAAAAAACTGATATGCAAGCACGTTTCGATGTAATCAAAGCACAACATGATCAAATGGAGGCTGAACAAAAAGCAAAGTTTGCTCAAAATCCATTAGCTCAAATTGATGATCCAAAACAAAAACGTACAGAAGCATTTGCATCTTTAGTTCGTTCAACTGTACGTAACCAACCTATTGAACAAGAAATTTATGCTGCCTTAGGTGATAATACAAACCCTGTAACTGGTGGTGAAAAATTCTTACCTAAAACAGTTGCACAAGAAATCATTACTGAGCCAATGGTTAAAAATCCAATGCGTGATTTGATTACAGTTACAAACATTGTCAATCTTGAGATTCCAAAATTGTCATACACAATTGATGATGACAATTTCATCGCAGATACTGAAACAGCAAAAGAATTAAAATTAGAAGGTTCTACTGTGACATTCGGACGCTTTAAATCGAAAGTGTTCGCAGGTGTTTCTGAAACAGTACTTGCAGGTACACATACAAATTTAGTATCACATGTAGAAAATTCATTACGCTCAGGTCTTGCTGCTAAAGAAAAGAAAGTGCAATTTGCAGCAACGCCAAAAGCTGGTGAAGAACATATGAGTTTCTACTCTACGCAAAATGATATTAAGAAAGTAACGGGTGCTGATTTATACAAAGCGATCAAAGCTGCTATTGCAGATTTACATGAAGATTACCGAGAAAATGCAAAAATCGTTATGACTTTCGCTGATTACTCAACTATTATTGAAACACTAGCAAATGGTAATGCAACTCTTTATGCTGCACAACCTGAGCAAATTTTAGGTAAGCCAGTGGTGTTTGTGGACGCTGCTACTAAACCGATTGTTGGTGACTTCTCTTACGCTCACTTAAACTATGATCTAAATGTTCTGTACGAAACTGATAAAGACGTAAAAACTGGTGTTAATGCATTCGTATTAACTGCATGGTTTGATCACCGTATTAAATTAAAATCAGCATTTCGTATTGCTGATGTAGTCGCTACTCCTTAATTGGATAGCGGCTTTTTAGATTAATGAAAGAAGGTGAATTGAGTGTACAAAGTAATTAATCGCTTCAAAGAGAAAAACCATGACGACCATATTTATGAGGTAGGTGACACCTATCCTGCTGATGGTAAAAAGCTCATTAAGACTCGTGCTGAGACTTTAACGAAAGTTCATGACGAATATAATGTAGCTTTCTTAAAAGCTGTTGAGGAGCCTAAAAAAGTTTCTACAAAGCAAGCATTAAAAGAGCCGTCCACAGATGAAAAGAGTGATGAATAATGAGCTCATTACTTGATGAATTTAAGGAATATTTACGTGTTGATGGGAATTATGAAGATTCAACATTGAATTTATTTCTTGCCAGTGCAAGCAAAACATTGGAAAACGCAGGTGTTCCTCTTCCACAAGATTTGTATGAAGTCAGCGAAAATGGAATTGAAATATTTTCGTTACATCGTTTAGCGATTCTTACTCTCGCATCTCATTATTATGAAAATCGTCAAGTTGCTTCACCAAATGCACAAAACATTGTTCCGTTTTCTGTTCAACACATGATTTTACAATTGAAAGTCGGTGATTCTAATGAATCCAGCGAGATTTGATAAACGTGTATTATTAAGAAAACGCTTTTTAACAACTGATGATTTGCTGCAAGAAATTGAGGCGTTCACAGATTATGGGACATATTGGGCCATGGTTAAAACGATGAAAGCGAATGAAGTCATTGCTAGTGGACAAGAGCAAATAGCTAAACAGATCCGTTTTATATTACGTTATTCCAAAGGTTTAGAAGCATTTATAGAATCAGAAAAAACATCATTTCAAATTGTTTATAGTGGAACAATCTATGATGTTAAAAGTGCTATCAACGATGATGAAGCGAACCTAACTATTACTATTATTGCTGAGGGACGAGTATAGATGACAAATATTAATGATCTAGCCCAAGAGATTAATAGAACGTTAGCAAATTATGCTCATGGTGTTGGTGAGGAAATAGAGAAGATAGCTGAGAAGGTAGCAAAAGAAGGTGCGCTTAGATTAAAAGCTAATAGCCCTATAAGATCAGGCTCATATCGAAAAGGATGGAGAGCAAAAAAAGTAGGGAAAAGTTGGGTCGTTCACAATTCTACTGCCTATCAGTTAACTCATTTACTCGAAAAAGGGCATGCGAAAGTTGGTGGTGGTCGAGTTCCAGCTGTTGTCCACATAGCACCTGTTGAAGAAGAAATGATCAATGAATTCGTCCAAGGTGTTGAGGAGGCGATACGAGGGTGACGTTATCTGAACTAGCTCAAAAATTAAAGGCACTTGGTTATCCAGTAGCTTATTCTCACTTTAAATCAGCACAAGTACCACCTTTTATTTGTTATGTTGCTCCTGATAGCGATACATTCAATGCCGACAATAAACCACTTGCTGAGATGGAAAATGTAGATATCGAATTATATGCAGTCAATAAAGATTTAGCTGCAGAGAAAAAAATCAAAGAAATGTTAAAAGAAAATGAACTCCCTTGGTCTTATGATGAGATTTTCATCAAAGACGAGGGAGTTTTTAAATGCACATTTTCAATTACTTTAATTAATTAAAAGGAGCGATTAACACTATGAAAGAAAACAAATATCCAATGTTAATGCCATTAAATATTCAAATGTTCGCAGAAAATAAAGTACGTTTTGGCTTAAAGAATGTTCACTATGCAGTAGCTACAGAAGGAACAGACGGAAAATTAACATACACAACTCCGGAAAGATACCCTGGTGCTGTTTCATTAAGCTTAGAACCACGAGGTGAAACATCAGAGTTTTACGCAGATGATCGTGTTTATTATGCAACAACAGTAAATAACGGATACGAGGGCACTTATGAAGCTGCTGAATTACCTTTAAAGTTCCGTACTGATGTTATAGGTGATCAATTAGATGAAACAACTGGTGTACTTACTGAAACGGCAAATTCAAAACCGAAAACAATTGCATTAATGTTTGAATTTGATGGCGATGTAAAAGCAACACGTCATGTATTGTATAACGTTACTGTGAGCCGTCCTGGTACATCAGGTGAGACAAAAACAGAAACAACAGAACCAACTACACAAGAATTAACATTTATTGCTGCTCCAACTGTGGATGGTGTTGTTAAACGTGCTACAACAGGGACAACGACACCTGAAGTTTATGATGCATGGTATACAAAAGTATTTGAGCCTGCAGTGGTACCAACACCTTAATAATGAATTGTGGAGGGCGAATAGATGGAAATTACATTAACAATTGATGATAAACCAGTGAAATTTAAATCAAGTGGTGCTGTAACTAAACGCTATAAAATGCAGTTTCAGCGCGACTTCTTTTCAGATATATCAAATTTTGGACTTGCAATGAAAAAGGAAGATATCAAGTCACCGGATGAGGAAAAAGCAATACAACTCATGGGGAAAATTGATTTTGATTTATTCTTGGACATTGCTTGGGTATTTGCAAAGACAGCAGATAATACAATCCCAGACCCACTGACTTGGCTAGATGGATTTGAAACATTTCCGATTATGGAGATTTTGCCAGATCTACAGGATTTAATTGCACGTACAATTAGTTCTAAAAAAAAATAGATAATGATGGTACGTCTACAGGGGAGCCAATTACCACAGAGACGTACCTTTATTTATGCAAAGAATGCGGATTAGAACACGATGATTTAGAAACGATGACAATTGGTATGACACTTGATTATATCGAAGATTATTTAGAAAAGAAAAATCCGAATAAAAAAGAAAAGAAAATTACTCGAAAAGCATCGCAGGTAGATTTCGATGCATTCTAACACTTGTCTTTTGGACAGGTGTTTTTATTTGTCCAAAAAGGTAGGTGAAATAAATGGCAAATAGTCGAATCAAAGGAATTACGATTGAGCTAAATGGCGATACAACTGGTTTAACTGATGCGTTGAAAGATGTAAACAAAGAAAGTAGCAAAGTTACTAGTGAGTTAAAAGAAGTTGAACGTGCATTAAAATTTGATCCTGGTAATGCGGAATTGATTGGACAAAAACAACAACTTCTAGCAGAACAAATTCAAAATACAACTCAGAAGTTAGATGTATTAAAAACAGCACAAGCACAAGTTGAAGAACAGTTCAAAAATGGTGACATTGGTGCTGAACAATACAGAGCATTTCAACGTGAATTAGCAACTACAGAAGCATCATTAAAGAACTATGAAACTCAAATGAGGTCTACAGCAGAAAACTATACTCACTTAAAGAATGCCAATAAAGATTTAGAAACATTCTTTGCGGCAACTGGAACAGAAGTAAATGATTTTGCTGATGTATTAGGAACCCGTTTGACTAACGCTATCCGTGAAGGTACTGCATCTACAGACCAAATTAATAAAGCTTTACAACTAATGGGGCAAAAAGCATTAGGCGCAGGTGCAGATGTAGAGAAGATGAAGGATTCGTTAAAGAATATTAATGAATCAGGTCTGCAAGGTGTTAAAAATGAATTCGCTAAGATTGCAAGTGAAGCAGAAGAAGCAGGAGATTCAGTAAATGGATTTGGTGAGAAGCTTCAAGGGGTTGCTGCTGGATTAGTAGCTGGTGGTGGACTTGCTGTTACGATTCAACAAGCATTAGATGTATCAAGTCTAAATACTAATATTGAAATTTCAATGGGTATTAAAGGTGGAGATGCAGAAGCAGTTCGTGAAAGTATTAACGGTGTAACAGCAGCAATTGGTGATGAAGAAGCGGCTTATGAAGGTGTTCGTAGACAAATGACACTTAATAAGAATGCATCTATTGAGACTAATCAAAAAATCATCGAAGGTGCTTCTATGATCAGTCGTGCTTACAAAGAAGTAGACTTCAAGGAATTGATTCAAGAGTCACATGAGATTGGTAAAGAGTTAAATATTTCTCAACAAGATGCATTAGGTTTAGTTAATCAATTGCTTAAAGTTGGGTTCCCTCCTGAACAACTAGACATCATCGCTGAATATGGTGCTCAACTTCAAAGAGCAGGATACAGCGCCGAAGAAGTCCAGGCAATCATGGCAGCGGGTGTCGATACTGGAACATGGAATATTGATAACTTACTTGATGGTTTAAAAGAAGGTCGTATTAAAGCGGCTGAATTTGGTCAAGGCGTAGATAAAGCCATGAAAGAAGCAATAAAAGGTACCAACATTTCAGCAGAAGAATTGGAAAAGTGGGGGCAAGCAGTAGCCAAAGGCGGAGAACAAGGTAACAAAGCTTTCGAAGATATGACCAAAGAGTTAATGGCTATCGAGGATGAAACAAAACGTAATGAAATAGGTGTAAAACTATTCGGTACGATGTGGGAAGACCAAGGTGAGAATATTGCCGCAACTATTCTTAATATGGAAAACCATTTAAAATCAGCAGACGATATGCAGAAGACTTTAAATTCAGATACTGAAGCATTGAAAGCTGACCCTGCTTATAGAATGGCTGAAGCAATGAATAGCATTAAACAATCGTTAGCTCCTGTATTAGCAGATTTAGCGGAAATGGTTGCAACTATAGCCGACTGGATAGCAGAGAACCCAAAACTTACGGCATCCCTTGTTGCTATCGCAGGAGTAATTGGAACACTAGTTGCAGCATTTGCTACATTAATGCCAGCGATATCAGGATTTGTTGGAATGGTTGGTGGCGGCTCAGCCGCATTAGGCATACTCGGTACTGCTCTTGGTGTTATAACAGGTCCAATTGGTATAACCGTGGCCGCATTAGCAGGACTTGGTGTCGGTGTATATGCAGTAACTCAAGAATTGAGTGAATCATCCATCCAGGTTGAAGATTGGTCAACAAAAGTTTCGGAAGGTACAGCAAAAGCCGTTGGAGGTTATTTAGATTTAGAGCAACAAGCTACAAATGCTATGCACCAGTTAGCGTGGGGTAATGCTACAATTACTCAATCTATCGCTGATGACATGATAGCTAAGTATGACCAAATGGGGCAGATGGTGCTTACAGAAATGCAAGCAGATCATGCTGCACAGCTTACAGAAATGACTAATTTCTACGCACAATCAAATGCACTAGGAGAACAACGAGAAGCTGAAATCCTTGATAGAATGCGTGAGAAACAACTTGAGCAACAAACTGTTGTTCAGGAAGGTAATGCTCGTATTAAAGAGATATGGCAAACGGCGGCTAATGAGAAACGCGGACTTAAAGAATCGGAAGAAGCTGAGATTGATGCTATTAACGTCCGCATGAAAGAAAGTGCGATTAAACATCTATCTGAATCTGAACGTGATCAAAAAGCGATCTTGGAAACATTGAAGACTGATTCTAGTGAAATAACAGCAGAGCAAGCCGCGGAAGTAGTTAAAAACTCCAAGAAGCAAAGAGACGAGACAGTAAAAGAAGCAGAGCAACAATATAAAGATTCTGTTAAAAATGCTCAAATGCAACGTGACGAACTAGGTATTATTTCTCAAGAAGAGTACGAGAAAATTGTTGGAGAAGCTAAGAAAACTCGCGATGATACAGTTAAGAATGCTCAAGATATGCATCAAAACGTTGTTTCAGAAGCTAAAGCTCAAGCAGGAGAACATGTTGAACAGGTTAACTGGGAAACTGGTGAAGTCAAAACTAAATGGAGAATGCTCAAAGAAGATGTAGGCAGAACTATTCGCGAAACTGTTGAATCAACTATCAAAAGCTTTGCTGATATGTATAACGGAGTCAATAAATGGATGAGTGATGTCAAAACCACGATTGAAAAAAAGTGGAAAGAAGCAGAAGCATTTTTAAAAGGAATAAACCTTGTTCAAATAGGTAAAGACATCGTAAACGGACTGATCAAAGGTATTGGCGAAATGTTTGGCGGTGTGCAAACGAAAATCGAGGAATTAGCTAGTAAAATTCCTGATTGGGCTAAAAAAATACTAGGCATTCATTCTCCTTCCAGAGTTATGGCTGAAGTAGGGATGTGGACAGGCGAAGGTCTAGCGCAAGGTATCGAATCTACTTATGGTCGTAATGAAAGTGCTATGAAAGAGCTTAGTCAGCTTTTAATTGATGCTACGAAAGATAATCAAGCGGCTGTTACGGAAATTGCAAATAAAGCTGAGAAAGAACGTACAGCAATTCAAAAAGAATCTGCAGTTAAAAAAACAGAGATTGAAAAGAAATTAGCAAGTGACATTCAAGCGATTCAATCTAAAGCAGCAGCTAAAAAGAAAAAGCTAACTGCAGAAGAAAACAAACGTATTGCAAAATTGAAAGAAGATGCAAACGACAAACTTCTAAAACTAGATGAAGAGAATCAAAAGAAATTTGAAAAAATCAACACCAAAGCTTGGTCTGATATGGTCAAAAAAGAAGAAAGTGCATCCAGTGAACGTTTGAAGATTATTAAGCAATATATCGCTGATAAAGATTCAACGAACGAGCTCTCATTAGCAACAGAGAAACACATCTTAGAAGAATCTCTAAAGCTGTTTAAAGATGGTACAGCTGAGAAAATTGAAATTCAAAAGATGTATCAAAAAGTTACTGGAGAAATCAACAAAGAATCTGAAACGATTAATAAAACTTATGTTGATAATGTGAAAAAACTTAATGAAAATTACATCGCTCAAGAACAAAAGTTAACAAAAGAATATGAAGATACACTTCAGAAGCGCATCTCTGCCCTTTATTCATTTTCTGGATTATTCGATGAGGTTGTTCAAAAAGATGTAAGTGGAAGTGCGTTAATAGCAGCTTTACAATCCCAAGTAACAGCATTTGAAGATTGGCAAAAGAATATTACGGAATTGGCTAGTAAAGGCATTGACGAGGGGCTACTCGGTGAATTACGCGCAATGGGTCCAAAAGCCGGAGCTGAAATTGCGGCATTAAATACTTTAACTGATGAACAGTTACAACAATATGTAGCTCTGTGGAAGGAAAAGAATGAGTTAGCTCGTACTCAAGCTGAAGCAGAGCTTACAGGACTTAGACAAAATACCGAAAAGCAGATAAATGAATTAAAAACAAAGACAGCAGAACAACTTCGAATCTATCAAAATGAGTGGCGTAATAGCATGATTTCACTTAAGGGTGAAGTGAAAAATGAAATGGACGAAATGCCAAGCATCGGTGAGTTTGCTGTAAATGGATTAATTGACGGTATGATGTCCAAACAAGGGGATTTATTAAGTGCTGTACAGTCATTAGCATCTATTGTTTCAGATGCATTCACATCTGCTTTAGACATCCACAGTCCATCTAGAGTTATGCGAGGATACGGTATAAATATTGGCGAAGGACTTGTGCTAGGTATTAACGATATGGTTAGTAAAGTATCAGGAGCTACTAGACGATTAGCTAAAGCTGTAACTGATAAATCAAATATCTCGGCACCAGGTAATACAACGTCATCCACAACAACAAACAAAACAGAGAACAATACAGAAAACCATTACAACTTTACTGTAAATAGCCCTAAACCACTTGATCCGTATGAAACATCAAGATTAAGTAAAAATGCATTAAAGGAAATGGGATTACAGTTTTAAAAGGGGGCTAGAGCATGATTGAGTCTTTCCAAAGTCGAGAAAAATTAATATTTGATAATCATCGAGGGCAGACATTCGAAATTTCAGTGTCTAGCCCTTTTTATTTAGACAATGCGGATGGTTTAGAAGCGTTAGAAAATGAATTTTATAACGTGAAGAATTATAACGAGGATGGCACAAATGTAAAAGGTTCTAGTGTACGAGAACGTAATATCGTCATTAATGGTCGTATTCGTTTGGATAAAGAAATTAATCGTCAAAAGATGATACGTTTTTTTAATCCTAAGCATCATTTTACATTGAAATATACAAATGGGGATATTGTTCGTTATATCGATTGCAAGGTAGAAAAATCACCAGTTGTAAGTAGACACGTTATCAACGAATTCATAATTTCATTCTTATGTCCTAATCCATGGTGGTACACCGAAGAACAAAAATATGAGATTGCCATGTGGGTACCAGCATTCGAATTTGAGTTAGAGATTGATGCAGAAGGTGATGGTATTGAAATGGGCTATCGTGAACCTAACAACGTTGTAAATGTCTTTAACGATAGTGACACAGCATCACCATTACGTATTCAATTCAAAGCGATTGGTAGTGTGGTTAATCCTTATATTGAAGTTGTAGACACTGGTAGGATTGTAAAAATTGAAGGCACTTTACAAGGTGGAGATGTTGTCACAGTTAATACAAGGCGTGGTGATGAATATGCCATCCTTGAACGGAATGGAACACAAATTAACTACTTTAATTATCTATCCTATGATTCAGATATCCAATTAAGTGTGGATGTCGGAGACAATTTAATTCGTTACGATGCAGCCGAGTTTGTATCAAATCTAGAGGTGTCGATTTACTTCACACCTCAGTTTGTGGGGGTGTAAAAATGCTTTATGTATGCAATGAGAATTTCGAACGACTAGGGTATATAGGCAAGTTTTCATATCTTCTGTGGAGGAAAAAATACGGTCCCGGTAGTGAGGCAGAATTGCATGTAGATGTCACGCCAAAGAATATCGAGCTATTGAAAAAGGGTAATATCATCTATCGTCAAGATGATAACGAAGCCATGTTTATTTACTACCGTCAATTTGATGATAGTAGTGGTGTAGATCAATTGGTTATTAAGTGCTTTTCTCTCACTCGCTGGACAGACCGAAGAATACTGTGGAAGCAATATGAT